TAAATCATGGTACTTGCAGCCGTCAAAGTAATGCCATAGCCGCCCGTAGAGGGGGTTCCAACAAGAAACCGGCACTTAGGGTCGGACTGAAATTTCTCAATATTGTCTTGTCTTTCATCATTTGGAGTTTTGCCATAATAGTCCACAACAGCATCATTCCCATATTCTTTTTTAATGGCGTCTATGATCGTTTGTACGTCATACTGATAATGAGCCCAAATAATAGCTTTTCCTTCTACTTCCTCAAGTAAATCTATTAATTCACTTAATCGATTATTCTTTACAGTTTGAATAGAGCCATCATTAGCTTTAAAATGACCACATGTGATTTGATGAAGTCTCATTAATTGAGACAAGGCATTAGCGGTAGTTAATAATTTTCCATTTAACTGGGCTAAAGCCATTTCTTTCATTTGTTTATAAACTTTCTGTTGTTCAGCAGTTAACGTAATAATTCTTTTCATGAAAGTCTTTTTAGGAAGGTCTAAACAATCATCTTTTAAAACCCTATAAGAAAATGGTTTTATTTTATCTGATAATTCTCCTAAATTCTTATAACCCACTACAATTTCAACAGATCTTCCATTAAAATTAGCTTTACGCATCACTGCATATCTAGTTCTAAATGTATAATAAGAAGAATGATCCAATAAATACTCATCTAAAAATTCACATTGTTTATAGAGATCCAATGGAGACTTAGTAATAGGAGAACCTGTCATTATCCTACGATATTTTGCATATTTTCCTAAACTAACAATACTTTTAGTTCGTTTTGCTCCTGGATTTTTAATTGTTGTAGACTCATCAACAGCCATATAAGTGTTATGTGAATTTAAGAATCTAGCTGCGAAATCAACACCTTTCTTTGTACTAAAGGCTTCTACATTCATAATTAATATATGAAGGTCATGACCGGTTTCAAACAACGTATTTAATTCTTTCTGTTGTTTTTGATTTATCATTGCCTGCCATAAAACAGTTTTAGGATGTATATGGGCCGCTAAATGCGTAGGTATTTCTTGAGAATACCACGTTTTATACACCCCTTTAGGGGCTATAATTAATACCCCATTTATTTTGCCATTGTCATAGAGCATAGCAATATTATCAATGGCAACTTTAGTTTTACCTGTTCCCATTTCCATAAAGTATGCAAATACTTTTTTATTCCACGACATTTCTAACGCAGTCGTTTGATGAGCGTATGGCTTGGTCTTAAATTTATAGTTCATCTTTTTCTACTTTCTAGTTGACAATATAAACATTCATACTTATAGTGTCAAGCATGAAAGACAAAGCGATAGTATATGTTATTCAAGAAATCCCAGGTACCCGCGAAGGCAGGCCTAAAATTAATATCATGGGCGCTCAAAAATATGGCGACATTAAGGTCTTATTAAAAGAAGACTCACAGATTATTTTTAGTCCTGGTCCAATAATTTTTTCTTTGCGTACTAAATTAAAAAATTTTACGGGAGATGATTATTTACTACTTACAGGCGATCCAGCTATTATTGGAGTTGCATGTTCTGTAGTCTCGGATATAACCACCGGTAAATACAATTTACTAAAATGGGATCGACAAGAAAGAATGTATTATCCAATTAAAATCAATCTATATGAGAAAGGAAAAATTGATGAATAATGAAAACTTACAAAAAATGTTTGTTGAGGATGCACCTCAGCAAGTAGATGAAATTGAACATGTTAGGAGTCTTTCTAACTACGTACTTAATCTTCAGCAATTAGAAGAAGAAATAATAAAAGAAGAAACTCTTTTAAAACAAAAGAAAGAAAGAGCTGATAAAATTTCTTCAGAAGTAATTCCTGAGATTATGGAATCAATGAAACTAAAAACTCTTAAACTTCAGGATGGTTCTGCCATAGAAGTTAAAGAAATTTATAGCGCAACGATACCTGTAGCAAACAGAGAACGCGCTTATCAATGGCTTCGAGACAATGACCTGGGTGATCTTATTAAAAATGAGATTACTGTTTCCTTTGGTCGTGGCGAAGATGCTAAGGCTAGTGAATACACGAGCCTTGCAGAGAGTAAAGGATACCAACCTTCACAAAAACTGAAAGTTGAACCTATGACTCTTAAAGCACTGTACAGAGAGCGAGTCGAAAATAAAGAAGACTTACCTTCTGAACATTTTAATCTGTTTAAGGGAAACAAAACAAAAATAACAAGGAGCAAATAACATGCAACAAGCGACAAGAGACGTTACTGAAAAAAAAGAAGGTAACTTACCAGCGAAAATCGACTTTATAAGCGATGCTGGAGCAGGACTTGAGAATATAGATAAAGACGATTTAGCTTTACCATTTCTTAAGTTATTACAATCAGGTTCGGATGAGACTAAAAAGAAACATGCGAACTATGTTGAAGGAGCAGAAGCTGGAATGTTTTATAATACAGTTACAAAAAAACTGTATAGTGGAGAAAAAGGTATTGAAATAATACCATGTTTCTACAAATTAACATTTCCAGAATGGGCACCTTTCGAAAGAAAGGAAGGTAGACCTGTGAGTCCTGATAGAGGTCCTGAAATTTTAGCTAAAACTAAAAAGGATTCTACAGGAAAAGATGTTTTAGAGAATGGAAATCAAATTCTCAAAACTGCAAATCACTTTGTAATCATCAATGGAGAGAAACCGGAGAAAGCTTTAATGGCTATGAAATCTACTCAATTAAAAGTGAGTAGAAACTGGAACTCTTTGATGCAAGATCAATTTGAATCTGATCCTAAAACAAATAAAAATGTTCCTGCACCTATGTTTTCTAGAATTTATAAATTAAATTCTGTTGAAAACTCTGGGAGTTTTACTTGGCACGGATACAAAGTATCTTTGTTAAGAAAAGTGGATAATGCACCCATCTATCAGATGGCGAGAGAATTCCATAACTCTTTAAAGAAAAGTAACGCTGCAGCAAACACAAAGGAAGAATCTAATTATTAGTTTCTTTCTCGAGGAGAAAACAGGGCGGGAGCGGGAGACTTAACCCGCCCGAAACTAGGGATTGTTATGGAAAAAGAATTTATAGAACTATTTAAAGGATATGAAGGTGACTTCGGCATGGCCGACATGTCCAATACTTCCCTCGACTCTGAAAAAAATAAAATTAAACCAAATTATGAATGGGCAGGTCGTCCGGTTACCAATACCGATTATCAAAATCATTTGTTAGGGAAAAAATCAATTGGCATTCAACCATGTAGAATTGATGGAATGGCACAATTTGGATGCATAGATATTGATCCACCGGATTATGGAACCTTTAAAGTAGAAAATTATTTAGCGCTCTTCCAACAATATAAATTACCATTAGTTCCTATCTTATCTAAAAGTGGCGGACTTCATTGTTATATATTTTTAACCGAACCTATTCCAACTATTGATTTAATAGAGGCATTAAAAGCTTTTCTTCTTCCCCTAGGATTAAAACCAACTACTGAGGTTTTTCCAAAACAGAAAGAATTACAGAAGGATGATAAAGGCGACATAAAACCAGGTAACTTTATTAATCTACCTTATTACAATAATAGTGGTTCAAACCGTTATGCTATAGATAAGAATAATTCTAAACTATCTTTAGAAAAATTTATAGAATTTGCTAATGCTTCTAAAATTAATAAAGAAACTTTAAATAAATTAGTAGAAGAAACTCACAGAAATATTTTACTTGGCACCAATGAAGAATTTATAGATGGTCCTCCATGTTTAGCTTTATGTTCTAAAACTAAATTAGAGGATGGCAGAGATCGCTATATGTATAATTACATGGTCTTTGCTAAAAAGAAATATAAAGACCAATGGCCTGATCAAGTATCACAAGCTAATTATAATTATTTAGCCACTCCATGGGATAAAGCAAAACTCGATTCAAAAATAAAAGCATGGAAAGGAGAAACAGCAGGTCATACCTGTTATGAAGATCCCATTAGAGATAAATGTATGCGAAGTCTTTGTTACAAAAGACCTTTCGGAATTAAATCAGATTCTAATTCTGTGTTTCCGGAAGTTCAAGACTTTGAAATGATTAGTTATGCTGAACCGGAATATAGATTTAATGTCATCATGCCGAACGATGATAAATTTCAAGTTATTGTATCTAACACTAAATTAATGACCACTCAAAAAGAAGTACTTAATTTAATATGGCAGCAAACAGGAACGATGTTTGAACCTTTAAAACCAAAAGATTTTAGAGCAAAACTAAATGAGTGGAGACGCAAGGGACAAAAAATTAAACCTCCTAAAGGAACTCAACTAGAAGATAGACTCGAAGAAGAATTATATCAATATTGTATTAACGGGCCGCAGGCACAAGAACGAAGCCACATTCATAATGGATCCTGTTCTACAGAAGAAGGATTTCATTACTTTAGATTTAATTCTTTTATTGAACATTTAGGAAACAGTTGGAAAATACCTGAAGAAAAAATTGCACAGAAATTAAAAGATAGATGCTTTGTAGAATTTGATCACTCATTAAATGTAGATGGAAAAACTTTAAAAGTATGTAAGGTTAAACAGCTACATATAAATAAAATAGAACACAAACCCGTAGAACGGAAAGGAACTAATTATTAATGCGCTATAAAGTAGTAGGACCACCAGGCACAGGGAAAACCAGACGACTATTAAATGAAGTACATAAGTATGTTCAACAAGGTGTTCCTTTAGATCAAATAGGATATTTTGCATTCACTCGTAAAGCTGCAGGTGAAGCGAGAGATAGATTTCTAGCAAAAAATACACACTTAACTAAAAAAGATATAAAATATTTTCAAACTCTTCACTCATTAGCTTTTAATAATCTTGGATTAAGAGAAGAAAACGTTATGCAAGAAGGAAATTACAAAGCAATTGGTGAAACATGTGGTATTCAAATTAAATATGCAGCCTATGAAACTAATAACTTTAATGGAATTTTTTCATCCAGCAGTGAATACTTGAGTCTTATTAACTTGGCACGAGTCAAACAAATTTCTGCAGAAAAACAGTTTGATTTAAATGAACATTTAACGTGGATTACTAGAGACAAACTTACGGCTATTGAAAAAGAAATAAATAATTACAAAACAACCCATGGTCTAATTGATTTTACGGACATGGTTCAAAAATTTTTAGACAAAGGAAAGCCCCCTAAATTTAAAGTCATATTTGTTGATGAAGCACAGGATCTATCGCTAATTCAATGGTCTATGATCCAAAAAATTGAAGACAAAGCCACATGTGATGTATGGATAGCTGGTGATGACGATCAGGCTATCTTTGGCTGGGCAGGTGCCGATGTTAATTCATTTATTAAATGGAAATCTAGAGAAATTTTATTAGACCAATCCCAAAGAGTTCCAAGTTTAGTTCAACAAAAAGCCTTAGGAGTGATTAATCGTATTTATTTTAACAGAATACCAAAAAATTATTTACCTAAAGATATACCAGGTAATATTTATCAACGTTACAAATTAAGTGACATTGATATGACTAAAGGAGACTGGTTAATATTAACTAGAACAAAAGCTTTATTAAAACCTATTCCTCCTTTTCTAAAAAGAAGAGGCTTATATTTTAGTACAGCACAGGGTAATAGCATTGGAAAAACTTTGTACGAAGACATTCAGACCTGGAATGAATTTCTGCAAGGCTTAAATCCTCCCGAGATAAAAAGACAGCGACTAGAAGAACTTACAGGAGAAAAAAATTTTGATATTAATATGAGCTGGGATGTGGCATTTAAAAATGTTGCACTCGCTAAACGAGAATATATGAAAGCAATGTTAACAAACGAAGAAGATTTATCCAAACCTCCTAGAATAAAAGTATCTACAATTCATGGAGCTAAAGGGGGTGAGGCAACGAATGTCGTTTTATTTTTAAATCAAACGACCAATACTATCAAAGGGTCTAAAAAATCTCAAGCAAAAGAAGAAGAGGAATTCAGAGTTTGGTATGTAGGAATTACACGAACCATGGAAAATTTATTTTTAATAAAATGTAAAAATAAACTGAAGGAATTTAAAATATGATCCATCTTAAAAGTGAATTTATTTTATTAACACTTATGACGTTTTATTTTGGCATTAAACTTTACTTTTTATTTATATGAAAAATCCATACGACAAACAAATCGGCGGAGTACATTATCAGAATTTTAAAATTCAGCCAAGTAAATTTGTAATGGAAAATAAGTTGCTCTTTGCTGAAGGAAGTGTTATTAAATATATTTGTAGACATCCGTATAAAGGAGGAAAGGAAGATTTAGAAAAAGCGATTCACTTTATTGAAATGATTATTGAAAGAGATTACTCTGATGTATAAACCATTACCCAAAAAATTACGATTAGGATTTTCTAATATCCATGATGTTGGAATTTTTGCAAAAGAACCTGTTCCACAAGGAACTAATTTTGGAATGACTCATTTACAATTCGGAGAAAATATTATCCGCACTCCTCTGGGAGGATTCCTTAATCATAGTGATAAACCAAACTGTGAAAAAGTTAAACTCAGATTTACAAGTTCAGAGGGAGAAGCTCCCTATTTTTTTAGCAAATGGAATTTAATAACATTAAAACATATTAAGGAAGGAGAAGAACTTACATTAAAGTATTCGTTCTATAAAATAAATGATTGAAGCACAAACTGAATGGGTTAAACCCGAAGAATTTCCAGACTTAAGACAAGCAGATACAATTGCAATAGACTTAGAAACTTGGGATCCTGATTTAAAATCCATGGGATCAGGTTCTGTAATTAAAAATGGGAAGGTGGTAGGAATTTCTGTAGCTGTTGATGGCTACTCCGGATACTTTCCGTTCGATCATGAAGGAGGTGGTAACCTTGAAAAAAGTAAGGTAATTCAATGGTTTACAGACATTTGTCAATCTCCTGCAGATAAAATTTTTCACAATGCCATGTATGATGTTTGCTGGATTCGATCCATGGGAATAAAAATAAATGGAAATATTTATGACACCATGATTGCAGCATCCTTAGTAAATGAAAATAGATTTAGATATGATCTTAATAGTTTGGGTTGGGACTATGTTGGTAAAGGTAAAAATGAAACAGAATTAAATAATGCTGCTAAAGAGTGGGGTGTTAATCCTAAATCTGACATGTGGCAACTTCCTGCAATGTATGTTGGAAAGTATGCTGAACGTGATGCAGAATTAACTTTAGCTTTATGGAAAGTCATGCAGAAAGAATTAAGCGACCAGGATCTAGGAGCTATTTTTGAATTAGAGACGAATCTTTTTCCTTGTCTTGTTGATATGCGATTTCTTGGCGTGAAAGTAAATGTTGAAAGAGCTCATGAATTGAAACGAGACTTAACACTACAAGAAGAAATGTTACTCCACAAAATAAAAAAAGAAACAGGCATAGATACTCAAATATGGGCAGCAAGATCAATTGCCAAAGTTTTTGAAAAATTAAACCTACCTTTTGACCGTACTGAAAAAACAAATTCTCCTTCATTTACAAAAAATTTCCTTTCTTCTCATAAACATCCTTTAGTTAGGATGATATCCGAAACAAGAGAAGTAAACAAGGCCCGTACTACTTTTATTGATACTATTATTAGATATGAACACTCCGACAGAATTCATGCAGATATTAATCAAATTCGATCCGATAGTGGAGGAACCGTTACCGGAAGATTTTCATATTCAAATCCAAATTTACAACAGATTCCTGCTCGTAATAAGGACTTAGGTCCCCTGATTCGATCCCTATTCATTCCAGAATCAGGTTGCGAGTGGGGATGCTTTGACTACAATCAACAAGAACCAAGATTAGTAGTTCACTATGCATCCCTTGATCAAGACGCAAGTGTCTTTAATGTTAAAAATGCCTATACTGAAGGGGACGCTGATTTCCATACAATTGTTGCAAAGATGGCTGACATACCTAGACTACAAGCTAAAACAATTAATTTAGGATTATTTTATGGAATGGGTAAAGCAAAACTTCAAGCTGAACTTGGAGTATCAAAAGAAAAAGCTGAAGAACTTTTTTCTATTTATCACAGCAGAGTTCCTTTTGTTAAAAGTTTAATGAAGTCCGTTTCTAATAGAGCACAACATCGAGGACAAATTAGAACTTTACTCGGTAGACTTTGTAGATTTCCTTTATGGGAACCAAATAGTTTTGGTATGCATAAAGCATTACCTTTCAATGAAGCAGTTCAAGAACATGGACCAGGTATCAGAAGAGCATACACTTACAAAGCTTTAAATAAATTAATTCAAGGATCAGCTGCTGATATGACTAAAAAATCTATGTTAGAACTGTATAAAGAAGGAATTATTCCTCATATACAGATACACGATGAACTGGATATTTCTGTAGAAAGTGATAAACAAGCAAAACGTATAATTGAAATTATGGAATCTGCGGTTGACCTGGAGATACCTAACAAGGTAGACTATGAATCCGGTAAAAACTGGGGAGACATACAT